AATGCTGCTAAAGAAAGGATACGATCAACTTGGCAAGGACACGGATTTCAAATATTTGACAAAGATGGCGATGGATAGTGTGACGGAGGAGAATGTAGCCAAGTTGTTGAAGGAACACGGGGACAAGGTGGCTGAATTGGAAAAGATTCAGTCAACCACAATACAAACAATGTGGCTCACTGAATTGGAGACGTTGCGTTCAGCGTATATTCAATATACTGAGGAGCGCCAAAGACTCATGACGGGTGTCGCAAAGGAAAAGGTTAAGAAGACTGCGGTGGTCAAGGTCAAGGCGAAGACAACCAAGACGTTGCTTCTGTCTGACGACTAGATTTAGAACCAAGGCTTCAATACCAATTCTTTGTCGTCGTCTTTTGCAAGAATAGGATGGGCGATGGGGACATACATGTTGCTGGCGTCGCTGAGGTATTTCATATAACCTTTTGCTTCGCTATAAACCTGTTGTATGCAAAAATTCAACACCATTTGATTTAATGCTTCAATTTGACCTGAAACATTGCCTGGAAGATTGGCCGAATATTGTAAATAAATAGAGCGCATAACGATTTTTAAACTATCGCAATCTTGCGGCGCAACTACATATTGGTTATTCGATTGCTTATACACCCCTGCACGAATACCATTTTGAATTATTTGTATATTTTCTTTAGAGAAATATGCGTTTGATAAAGTACTATCATCCCACTGACCTTCGAGTGGGTTTCTATAGGTACTACATTGATGGGCGGGGATTTTATCATACATATTAAAAAGAGACCTTGTGTCAGGACTCTGTATATCTATTCTGCCATTACTAACCTTGTTCATATTATATAATAATATAAAACAAAAAAATATATTCTGTTTAATTTATATATATGGCGTCGGTGCAATCAATAATATTAACGTTGGCGATTGCTATTCTTTTAATTATCTTAATAGTAATTGGTATAAATATTAGCATGTCTCAAAACAAGCAAGTCTGGCCGCCGGTGACGGGGGATTGCCCTGATTATTGGATAGATAGGGGAAAGGGTGGTTCGCAATGCGAAGTAAATGCGAAACGTGACAATATTGGTTTAGCCACATCTCCGATGGATTTTAGTTTACCGATTTATAGCGGTAGCAATGGCTCTTGTATAAAATACACTTGGGCGAATACCAATAAAGTAAGCTGGGACGGAATAACATATGGAGTTCCGAATCCATGCATAAAGAAGTAATACCCGTAGTTTTTCTATTTGAATAATAATGCTAAATAAATAACTGAATCTAATGGTTAAAGGTTCAAAGACGTAAATTTAACATTATCAATACAAAAAACATAAAAAGAATGCTGAACATATATCATGGATGATCTAAATCTCAATAACATATTAAATCGCGAAGATGAATCGAAGAATGTAAAGCAACTTCTTACGACGTTTGAAGCAAATAAACACGACCCTCTTGTTAAAAAGGGAATATACGTATATGGTAGCCCAGGTTGTGGAAAAACGACCTTTGTCATGAAAATTTTAAAGGATATGGACTATGATGTTATCAAATATGACGCAGGAGATATACGAAATAAATTAGTTATTGATACGATTACGAAACATAACATGTCTGATAAAAATATCATGAGCATGTTTCATAAAAAAATAAAAAAGATTGCCATCGTTATGGATGAAATTGATGGCATGAATAATGGTGACAAGGGAGGTATTAATACGTTAATTAAATTGATTCGACCCAAAAAGACAAAAAAACAAAAACAAGAAGAAATGACTATGGTTCCCATCATTTGCATCAGTAATTATCACATGGACAAAAAAATCAAGGAGCTAATGAAGGTGTGTAATTCGGTAGAGTTAAAAGTTCCCACCGCACCACAAATTAATACTATTGTGAATCATATTATGCCTGACATTGACAATAAGATTATTCCACATATCAATGAATTTGTTCAAAACGACTTGCGTAAATTAAATACCATTTTCAACATTTATAAAAATAAGCAAGACGTATTGACGAGCGAGATTATTCAAAATATTTTTCAGATGAAATCATATAATGATGATACGAAACAAATAACAAAAAATTTAATTAATAAGCAGTATCCTATTCAAGAACACGGCACTATGATGAACGAAACGGACCGCACTATTGTGGGACTTTTATGGCATGAAAACATTGCAGACGCATTTACAAAAATGGCCCCGAATGCATATATTCCGTTGTATTTGAAACTTTTAAAAAATATATGTTTTGCGGATTACATCGACCGCATTACATTTCAAAAGCAAATTTGGCAGTTTAATGAGATGAGTTCTATTATTAAAACTTTTCACAGCAATAAAATTTACCATGAAGCATTATTAAATTCAACATCTTCAAAGAAGAAAACGAAACATAGTCCAGGTGAAATACGATTCACAAAAGTATTGACAAAGTATTCGACAGAGTATAACAATTCGACCTTTATTCAAATATTATGTCATCAACTTGCTATGGATAAAAAGGATCTGTTTTCCTTTTTTTTAGATTTAAGAAGCAAACAAGACGAGAATAATACTGAAATTATGGAAATATTCGATAATTGCGAGATTACAAAGCTGGATATTAATCGAATTTATAGATATATAGATAAATACATCAAAGAAGATGCAGTTGGTATCGAGTATACCGAAACGGAAAGTATAGACGATAATCTCATGTGAGATTTTATTTAGGTTTCGCGTGATATGTCATGTGGTATTTCACGCGAGAGTTTATTCGATTCTATTTAGTTTGCAGCCCGCATATACTTCATCAAATGATTTTTTTTGGTCAATCTGTTTTTGAATGAGATCAGACATTTTTTTAGTCAAGTATTCGTTCTTGTCCTTCATAGTAAGATTCTCTGCGGTTAGTTGTGCGATTCTTGTTTCATATTGCGTTCTAACTTGTTGTACTTGCTCTTGCAGTTTCTGTTGCATTTGCATTTGCATTTGCGCTTGTATTTGCTGGATTTGTGCTTCCATCTGTTGTCGATTTTTTGTTAGCGAATCGATTTGCTTTACAACATCCGGTTTATTCTCTGGCCGACCAGGGTGATAGGACTCCAATAGTTTGTCAATGTCATTCATAAAAAAACGTAATATAGTATCATCGTCTTTAATAAAATCAGTGACCTTTTTACTAGACTCCTTGATGTATTCGTTTGGGTTCTCTAATAAAACCTTCTTATCAAACGAATTATGCACGTGTGAAAACACTAGAATAGTTTTCATTGGGTCGAGTTGAACAAACGGAATCGTATAGTTTTTCAAAAATTGCTTTTCTTCGCCGACAGCCGCATCGTCGTCATATTTTGTTTGTTTCAATAATTCACGACGAAATGCAAAGGTGCCCGCGGTTGCATGGTTTGGTCCATAAGGTCCAAATTGAATCATCTTGTGTATATGCTTAAAATATATGTACATTTCACTTGAACCTGCACACAAAGCGCGAGGGTTCTTTTCTAGTGTTTCTACTGCATGGCTTACACGATCTGAGGGATAATAATCATCATCGTCCATATAAACTAATATAGAACCGGTCGCCTTTTCATGCATGAGATTTCGCTTCTCTCCCAGACTCATTTTTTTCTCGTATCTATAATATTTGACTTGGGGTATAGATGAAACCATGTCTTGAATTGGATCAGTTCCATCATCTATAATAATCCACTCTAATCTATCCTTTGGATAATCTTGTTTGTCAAAACATTTAATTATAAATGGGAAAAAAGGGCGTCTATTAAAGGTGGGGGTGCAAATACTAACAAGAGGCCTTAGTGGTTGTTTTCCCTTTTTTACCATTATATAAATAATTAGGCGTTAACTATTTATATCATTTGAAATTTAATTTGGGATTTTATTTTGAGCGGCCTTTCAATGTTCGTGTCAAGTTTTTTATTTTGCGAAGTAAATCGTGTTTCCTTCTACCGCCACCATTCAATCCTATTTTGGGTTGTTCCGTGGATTGGGGTACAGCATCAGAAGTGACTGGTTCTTCTGTTGGTTGTACAGGTGATTCCACAGAAGAGACCGGTGGTTCATTCAATGGGACCTCTTTGGGAACTGGGGTCGGGATTTCAATGCTTGTAGGTTCTGGTTGTGGGGGTTGTGTCTCTGGTTGGGGTTGAGGCTCTGGTTCCGGTTGGGACTCGGGCTGTGCTTCACCTCCAGCAGGACAAGGTTTATCTGGTCCAAACAACGAGTCATATACTTTTAACCAAAGGCTATAAATGGTCTTTGGAAGCCATAGCCAAACACTAATCCAAAAAGCAATTATCTGACTGATAAAACTATTTTTTTTGGCTTCTTTATTTTTCACATCGTCGTCTTCCTCGTCGCGAGCCATTGCATCCAACTCCGCTTTGCTTGGTTTCTTCTCGGGACAAAACTTTTCATTTCTCTCATATGATGCCAAATCAGGGGTCGACATTTGAGGCGGTTCTTTATTTTTCATTGTTTGATACAAAAACCATATACTGGCCAATCCGACAAATATTGGCGCCTTTATATCGGTCGAATTCATATATGTTGCATATGTTGTGAAAACGCAGAATAAGAACATGAATACGTCCATCTTGGATTCAATTAATCCATTTATTGAACTACGGAACCCATATATCGGATTATCTTTCATATCCTTTTTCTCTCCCGATTCACTATCTGTCTCAACTATCTTGGCCTTCATAAATAATGGTGTTAATAAACACATAAAACTGATTATTGCGGGTATAGGAGAAAGCGACAATGCACTTGCCAAAAAGAATCCTATCCACAAATAAATAATAGTTCCGCAAAAGTTATAAATACTTGATAAGGGGTCGCATGGTCTCCAAACGGGTTCCGTTGTGCTCTTATGTTTATATTCTTTATCATTGTTTTTATTTGATTTCAGAAGCCACCCAATATTTAGCAGACAGAAAATAATGCTTACCACTATGCTTACAGGATAAATGATAATCGACAAATATTTCAATAAATAGGGCCCTAGCAATATTATAAAAGATTCGTTCAAATTGCTATTCATAAAATTGAATAAGCTGTTGGTGATTCCGTAATAAAATACAAATATATTTTGAAGAACAACACATAAATATTTTACCATGGGATCAACCTTTGGGTTATATTCAATATTTCTTATCTTATCAATTAAATAATTCTTTTTTGAAAACTCATTTATTTCAAAAGCAATTTTAGTGGCATATTCCTTGTATCCTTCTTGGTCTTTATTATAAACATAGCTAATATCTATATTTGCCTCAGGAGTAGTACTTTCATATTTAGGCGATTCTTCATCCTTATCTGCTGGCGTATAAGGCATACAATCTAAATCGGTTGGTAAAATATTCGCCTGGGCTACCTTACATGCAAAAACAACTCTAGAACCAATCAAAAATATAATTATTAACTTTAACAAGAAATTAAGCACATCTTTACCCAATCCGGACCAATTAATCTCTTTTTTTTGTGCAGCCTCTTTATTT